ATGGCTAAAGGTGTAATTTACATATTAACAAATCCGTCCTTTCCGGAGTATGTGAAGATAGGATATGCAAAGGATTTGGAAAAACGAATGAACCAATTGAATAGAAGTGAAACAATTCCATTTGCATTTCGTGCATATGCGGTATATGAGGTAGAATCAAACCTTACAGACCTTGTGCTGCATGATTTAATTGACAAGTTGAATCCGGATCTGCGATCGATAGAAAACTTTGATGGAAAAGAGCGTAAGAGAGAGTTTTATGCAATGTCACCGGAAGATGCCTACAGTTTATTGGAGTGTATTGCAAAGATAAGCGGAACGGAAGATCGTCTGAAGAAAATGGCTCCAGAAGGACATGAGATTCTTGATGAGGAAACCGCAATGGAAGTTTCAAAAGAGTCTAAAAGGGGCCGATTTAAATTCGGTAAGTATGGTATTCCAGTTGGCGCAGTGATTAAATATATTAATGATCCTTCCGCTGAAGCAACAGTAGTCGATGATAGTCATATCTCATATAAAGGGGTAACTACTTCTACATCGGCATTAGCAAAGGAATTATTAGAAAGTGAATATCCGGTCCAAGGTACGGCGTATTTCACTTATGAAGGTGAAAAATTGACAGACCGACGCGATAGAATGGAAAGAGAGTGAAAAGGAAAGAGGTGATGAAGTGAGTGTTTTCTGACGAATACAAGGAGATGATCGAGAATATGAATCGAATTACTCAGAGTGTGCCAGTAAAATTGCAAAACATGTTTCAGGAAAATCTGCAGTTAAGGTTTATACTAAGTCAGGACATTAGTACAGAACTGTCAAATAGGTTAACAGAGATTAAAAGTCAAATGAAAGACTTTTCTAGAGTTTCAGAACAACTTTCTGAGGTGATTCCTTCATTTCAGCTTTCGGAAGAAGTTCGAGAATTTATCCAAGAAGCTAAGGAAAGTGAAAGTTTATCTGAGGAAGAATTCGAAAAAAGATATGGTGAAGAATTCGAAGTATGCAAGGTTTTGGGCAGTAATGGCTGGGTTGTTTCTGGACATAGCAATCCAAGATATATAAAGAATTGGTATAGAGCACTTATTGAAGGAGAACCGGATAAAATTATATGTTTTTTTGAAGAAGATGATGGTCGTGTTATAAAAAATATCACTGCTACTTTGGAACAAAAATATGATGATCCGGTAAATAACAATTATTATTCTCGAGGAATGAAAGCATTTCAAGATAACGACTACATGACCTCTGCAATGTATTTGGTTGGTTTATTAGAAGCAAGAGTAAATGCATTGGTTCAGTTCCCGCCAAGAGCAAAATATAGAGAGAAATATTCTGATAAAGGTTTTGTTGATATAAAACAGGAGCAATTTGCAGAAACCAATACTTTTTTTACTAAGAGATATTACTTTTTGGGTATATATCCTTCATTAATAGCTTTTTTGAACCGGTTATTTGTAGATGGAGAATATACATTTGAGAGGGGTGTGGAACCAACATACATAAATAGAAATTGGTTATTGCATGGAAAATGTTGCAGAGAAATAGAACGGTTTGAATGTATACAGTTATTAAATGCTCTTGAAACAATAGAAAATGTTTTGGGAAATAAAAAGAAAGAGGGTGACCTTAGTGACAAACAATATGAAGAGGATGAGGTTTGAGATTGCTAGGGCCATTATAACATGCTTTCCGAAGGATTATATCGAAATGGCTTTTGTTGGTGGCGTGTCAGAAAAAGAATTTGTTGATGAAATTATAGTTGAGTTTATAAAATACGCCTTCGATAATTCTCAGGAAAAGCATCCACTTAGATATTATGTACCATATGGAGTAGACGAAAATACCGATGAGAGAATGATTTATACCAGGTTGCTTAAATACTGTCAGAAGTATCGTGATCAGGAGTATGACGAATTTAAAAGAAAGGGCGTCGATATTGAGGAACTTAAAGCGAAAAGTATGCAGACAATGGATGAAAAAAAGGAAGGCTATTCAATTACTCCTATGCAATATTTCGAGATGACGAATATTCACGATATGACTGCATTGAAGGCATTTGTTGAAAATAGACTTTCGGATGTCAAGAAAGTGTCGAATACGTCTTTTAAAGAAATGCTGGAAGATTATGATCGGAATGTTGAAGAATGGAAAGAAAAAAGACTTGAAAGTGATTATAATATGGTGTTTTACTCATTAGCCTTTTTTACTATTGATTGGAAATATGGTTTTGAATTTGCATATATGTTAGCTAAGAAAATGGAGCAATTAAAAGTAAAAGAGATAGATAAGAATTTTTTCTCCATTCTGTGTGCGAGAATGACAATACAGTCTTTTCTGGGATGTGAAGTTGGAATTGATAGCAGAATGATTAAGCCGCGACAAAAAATGATCGATATACTTGTGCCGGAGGATCTGAAATGGTCAGATGATTTCGAAGTTGATCAGAGGTGTTATGCAGAATTGCTTGTGATTATGGCCCAGCTCAATAATGGTATCAAATTAGCAAATGGCAATACGCTACGTGAGCAATTTGCTAAGGAGACTACGATGGAAGATTGGGCGTCCTTTTTTAAAGATTATGATATGTTTGGAGCATGGCATAAAAAGGAATTATCGAATAATAGAATTAGGAATATGAGAAAAGTTTTATATCAGATACATAAATAACAGAATTCCGGATTTTCGTTCCTAGGAAATTTAAAACATAATATGATAATCTATAATCACAGCAGGACCTACTGAAAAAGAAAGGATCAGGTGATTATATGGAAGAAAATATAATGGTAAAAGAGGAAATGCCTGTGCAGGCATCAGGTTTTATAGAACAAGCAGCGCGTGATATTTATGCTCAGCATCCACATGAAGTAAAAGCAATACTTTTTGGAGCCGCCTCATTGATTTTAGGATTTGGAGCATGTAAAGAATATGAATTAATTCCTAAGTTAACTATCAGAGAGGAGGTTTAGTATGAGAACTAAGTTAATATACTCAAATCAAGAAAATCATCCAGGCTATGGAGCTGGAGAGGGAGATACGGAGAGATACGAGTATCTATGCCCTTGTGGAAAAGGAAGAGTCATAGAGGAACATGATAATATTCCTGGCTTTAGGGATCACGATGTGTGGCTACAGTGTCCGGAATGCTCAAAAAAATACAGACTTGATACATCCGGAGGAGTACGAGGTTGGAAACTGGTCGAACTTGAAAATGAATAAAATCAAATTGACAACAGAACAGATGTTCGATATAATAACTCTAGGTTCGCTACCTGGAGTTATTATATTTTGTTAAACAGGCCGATCAATATTAATCCCGGTATTGGAGGTGTGAATGACAATGGAACTGGAAGAATGTATTAAGGATGGATTCGATGATTCCTTAAGAGATTATATTCGCTCTGAAGAATATGTCTCAGCAAAGCAGCAGGAAGGAAGATGCTTGGTTTACTTAGAAAGTTTACTTAATGACAGCCAGAAAAATGCACTTCATGCATTCCTGGATACCACAACAAATACGAACAGCATGCTTATTTCGGAAGCATATATGCATGGAGTTGTGGAGGGTATAGCCTTAAGAAAAAAAGTAGTATCAGAATAAGTTGTAGAAGAAGCCGGCTTTGATTCCCTTTTGAGCTGGTTTTTCTTTGTAGATTTGGAGGCATTTATGGCAGCATTTAAAGCAGGCGATAAAGCCTATATTGTGGAAAGTAACAGAATAGTACGGGAGTGCACAGTCAAACGCGTGACCGGAAAATTGATTATTATTAGATTTGAAAATGGTGGTGGAATACAAGTTAGTGAAAATCGGTTATTTGATACCAAAGAATCAGCGGTTGCAAGTATCCAAAGCATAAAATCAATGCCGCAAAAGATTAAGAGGAATGGATTTCATTCACCATATGATTACTGGCATTAACAAAATGGCCCGACTGGTAATTGCTTACTAGCCGGGTTCTTGTTTTGATGATAAGTAATAGCTTATCTTTCATAAGACTCTGATTTGCCATATGTGATGCCTCTTTTGAAAGCCTGCATAGCGAAGTCGTCATTGATGGCTTGCATTTCTGAAAAGAGCTGATCAAAAATGGACTGTTTGGCTGGGAAAAGAGTGCTTCGAAAGTCATAATACATTTTGTTGACTTCCTGAATTCGTTTATTGTATTCCGGGGATTCCACGTAGTCTCCCATGATATCTTCTATGGAATCCTGCAGATGATTTACGTCAATATCGTTCACGATAAACCTCCTAACATGGTGCAAAGTTAATGTTGTTACTAAAAGATAAAGCATAGTTTGCATCATCTGAAGATCCACGTTCGCGAGAAAGTCGTAGATATGTTTTCCTGATCTTATATGAATAAGTACAGAATTTTGATATTTTATCTGGCGGTCCAGTGCTGCTTCTTGAGACTACTGGATCATAGGTAATTGCAGCAGGTAGAAGTTTTGTCTCAGTAAAGTAAGAAACGAAATTCTCTAGAAACTGTTTAAAACGCTCTGCTATAGCATGAATAAATTCACGCATGTTTTCATATAATTCCTGCATACGAGATGCAATAGAATCATTAATAGCTTGTACTAACCCGCCAACTCCAGCAAATAATTCAACCATATTAGTTGCTGCATGAGCGATTGGAGAAACACTACTTTCAATAACAGCATTACTTACTTCTAAGGAATCCTCCAGCAATTTTGAAGGAAGACTGTCTGAGATAATCTCAGCGGCTTCAGATGCAGCTTGCAATGCGGGAGAATCATAAATAGTAGTACATGCTTCGACAGCGGAAGTGGTAGATTCAACAATTGAATTATCCAGCATGGAAGATGCCATATTGCAGGCAGTCATTGCACCTTCTAAAGCTCCTGTAGAAATAGAAGCAGCAACTGAACTAACAGTAGCAAGTGCGGCTGACATTCCGGCAACATTTACAGACTGGCTAATTCTATTGCTGACAGCTAAAGTTTCTTCCAATCCATCTATATGAGGAATAGTAATATTCGGAATAATCACATCGTACATATCCTGGCTCAAAATTTCACCACCTTTCTCAAATGTATTTTTCTATAATAATATTATACACAACTATATATAGTGTTTCAAGCACAATAAATGACTGATTATACACAATATGTAGTAAGATATCCACGAAGTTGTTCACAGCATATAAGGTGAGGAAAAGGACACAGTGCAAACTTATGTAAAAAAGTATGGCACCGGTCCTTTTAGTTTATGCTGCTTGGAACAATTCAATCATTTGTAACTCGAATGGTTCGTATTCGATTGGTCCATATTGCATCCATTTCTGATAGTATGAGTAAAGGTACATGGAAGCCTCGCCGGATACATCAAAAATTATTGCGACATCCCAAGGAGATTCACATTTTGCAATATTGACAAGTGGTGGAGGAGCAATGCTATATTTTGCAAAAAAATTAGCTTCAGCTTCTTTTTCTTCATAAGAAAGATCATCATTCTCGAAATGTCCAAGATATATGTGTCCTATCTCATGAAAAATCGTCCATCGTTGTCTTTGATTACTGTTAAAGTCATTATAGAAGATAAACCAGCGATACATTCCAGTATCGGGCATCTGTCTTAATACAGAAAAGCCATCGGAGCTATACTCCATAGCAAGTCTGAGCTGATGATCTGTTAGAGAAGAATACGGAACAAGTGTGTAGTATAATTTCCGGGCAATCTCATAACAGTCAATGGGATAAGATACAACCTCGCATTCTTCATACATGAAAAGAACCTCATGCTTTATCTGGTCGTATCTATTGGCGGGTAAAAACAAAAATAATCATCCTTCCTGGTCATCTGACTCAAAAAGTGCATTTACCAACTCTGTTTTCTGTTTTCTTGTCATATACTGCGCGTTACGAGCGATTAGCCGATGAATCTGGTAGTATTCGCTATCGAAATCACTTTTTTCTTCTGTTCCTAATAAGTAATCAGAAGTGGTGTGTAGCGCATTTGCGATATTAGCAATGACCGGTCCTTTAGGGGTTCGATCTCCGCTGATATATCGTGACATGGAAACTTCAGTGACACCAACTTTGTCAGCAAGCTCTCTCTGTGTCAATCCGCTTTTTTTCAATAAATCAGCAATCCTACCTCCTAAGTTATTTTCGTTCATTGTATTTACCTCTTTCTAAATATGGATTTGCATATGCTTTGCATGGCTCTTTCAGCTCTGCGTCTTTTGCATTTTGCAGTGTATGGCTTACTTTCTTTTTTATGGGGATTTTCTGCTTACTTTCTATCGCATATGGTGTGGCCATCATACCAAGCGATCCTTTCTATTATATACAGCCCCGATGATTTTAATTCAGCACCAACTGGTTGTTGCATTAATGACTGGCTCTATCTAGTCCTGCACTACAGCAATCACGCAAATACTCTTGCATTCTCTTTTGTAGTTTTTATCATTGTTCTTTTTCGTTTGTTAATGAGGATTGCTTCTTCATTTACCGAAAGTATAACAGAACTTACCAAATATGTCAATAGAAAAAATAATTGGAAAGTGTGAAAATGCCGAAAAAGCCTGTAAATAAAGGAAAATCCAGAATGAAAGTAAAAACAAATGGTAAATTCGGTGTTGACAACTTACCGTTTGTTTAATATAATCTATGTAAACTTACCGAAAGGAGGAAGCAAGATGAATGTTCGAATGCTTAAAGCAAAGCGCGTGGAGCGCAACCTTCGTCAGAAGGATCTGGCAAATGCTCTTGGAATCACAGAGAAAGCAATGTGCCATAAAGAATGTAGCGAAGAGAACAAGTTCAAAGCGACAGAGATGTTAACTCTGGTTGATGAGCTAAACTTATCGTTCTCGGAGTTTGATGCTATTTTTTTTAATCACGAACTTACCAAACGTTTAAGAAGAACAGCTCAAAAGCAAACAACTGGAAAGCAATAGTGAAAGAAAAAGGAATGGAATCAACCACCTGCCCTGGAAAGCTAACGGAAGATACACATTCCCAAATCAACTGAGAACAGTATACCATAGCTGTTCTGGAAAGGAAAGAAAATTTTATGGATAAGATTTTTATTTGTTCTCCATATAGAGGAGACGTCAAAAAGAACATCGAAAACGTAAAACGTTATTGCAACTATTTCTCATATGAAGGAATTCCGATTGCACCTCACTTATATTTCACACAGTTTCTGGATGAAAAATATGACAGATATAAAGGAATGCGTTGGGGGAAAGCACTTCTGGCTGAATGTAAAGAAATGTATGTTTTTGCTGATGAAGTAACCGAAGGCATGATTGAGGAAATCCAAGAAGCGCGTAAGCTGCATATTCCAATTAAGTTTTATAACTCTGATATGGAAGAAATCAACTACGATGCGCTGATTATTAATGATCGCATCGGCGTGGGATATAAGCAGATTATTGAAGAAACCATAAATCCGGATGGAGGAAAACATATCTGCCCATATGCAGGAAAGTGTAGCAAGAGCTGTGCGAAGGAGCCTGAGAAAAAGGAATCGGACAAACCTGTAGTAACTGAGAATGATGGAAATGATTGGAGAGCCAGACTCTTAGCTCATTTCAACAGAGGACATTAAGGAGGTAGCGACATATGACACCGATTGAAGCAATTAATAATGTAGCAAAAGCATATCAGGATTTAGCAGTTGTGCTTTTTGCAGTAGCGGATAAGACAGTAGGAGTTCCAGCAGGACAGGCTATGAAGGTAGATTCGGAAGAAGCTCCTGGAAGTAAGGAAAATAAGACAGAGGAAAAGCAGGCTGCAAAGGATACGAAGTCAGTAAAAAAAAATATCACGATTGAGCAGGTACGTGCAGTTATGGCGGAAAAGAGCCAGGCCGGACTTACTTTTAAAGTGAAGGAACTGTTGGAAAAGTACGGAGCGAACAAGCTCTCTGCAGTTAACCCTGATGATTATGCAGATTTGATGGAAGAAGCTGCGCAGCTTAAATAGGAGGTATTGACATGAGTGATTTTAATAGAGGCGACATTGTGTTTGTAGAGAATCCGATGCAGACACCACATGGACATGTAGTAGCTGGTAACCATCCGGCGGTAGTGATTCAGAATGATGCTGGAAATGAGCATTCCAATAACCTGATTATTGCCTATATCACATCTCAGCTTAAGAGACTGGAGCTTCCAACACATGTGGTTCTTCAGTGGTATGGCGGACTTAAGAAGGTGTCTGTAGTTCAGACAGAACAGCTTGCCACTATCGACAAAGGTGATGTGATTTCAGTTATCGATCATCTTACGGATGCAGATATGGCAAGAGTTGACAGAGCCATTATCGCATCTCTTGGACTGGAGGTGAGCGCCTAATGCCACCAGAGGTACATTCGATCCTCGGTGCATCGGCTGCGGACAGATGGATGAATTGTACTCCATCTGCCCAGCTTACAGCCGGTATGGAGGATGAGACAACAACCTTTGCTGCTGAGGGTACAGCGGCACACGCTCTCTGTGAATGGAAAGTTCGTAAGGCATTAAAGATGAGAGCTGGAAGAAGACCAACCAGTGATTACTGGACAGATGAGATGGAGGAGTTCACTGATGATTATCGTGACTTCATCATGGATTTGGTCGGACAGGCAAAGCAGCAGTGTAAGGATCCGGTGACACTGATTGAGCAGCATTTAGATTTCTCTTGCTATGTGCCAGACGGTTTTGGTACAGGAGATTTCCTTTTGGTAGCGGATAAGGAATTGAATGTTGTGGATTTCAAGTATGGAAGGGGCGTGGCTGTGTACGCAGACCACAATCCACAAATGATGCTTTATGCGCTTGGTGCGTTGAATTTGTTTGATTGCTTGTATGACATTGAGCAGGTAACAATGACGATTTTCCAGCCAAGATTATCAAGTATCAGTACTTGGACCATTACTGCAGCAGAGCTTTATCAGTGGGCCGAGGAAGTATTAAAGCCGAAGGCAGAGCTTGCAGCCAAGGGAGAAGGAGAGTTTGTATCCGGATCCTGGTGCAGATTCTGTAAGGCGAGAAATACGTGTCGTGCAAGAGCTGAGAGTTTCTTGGAACTTGCCAAGATGGAGTTCCAGCCGCCAGCACTTTTATCTGATGAGGAAGTCGCAGAGGTGATGGAAAAAGCAGACGAGCTTAGTAAATGGGCCAATGATGTGATGGCGTATGCGCAGGCGGAAGCTATCGAGAATGGTAAACATTGGAATGGTTATAAGCTGGTGGAAGGCCGGTCAGTGAGAAAATTCTCGGACGAAGCCAAGGTGGAAGCGGCAGCAAAAGAGGCAGGTTATACAGATATTTATAACAAGTCACTGATTACGCTTACAGCCTTTGAAAAACTTATGGGTAAGAAAACCTTTGCTGATGTTTTGGGACAGTATGTTACAAAGCCAGCAGGTAAATTAACGCTCGTTCCGGTGAGCGATAAAAGACCGGAAGTATCCGTAAACACAGTAAATGATGAATTTCAGGAGGATTAGAATTATGGCTAAGATTATGAACGGTAACAGAGTGGTAACTAACGAGGTAAGACTTTCTTATGCAAATGTGTGGAAGCCAAAGAGTATCAATGGATCAGATGAGAAGTATAGTGTTTCTCTTATTATTCCAAAGAGCGACACAGAAACCATTTCTCTTATCAACAAGGCTATTGACCAGGCAATCACAGATGGCATTTCAAAGTTTGGTGGTAAGAAGCCAAACAAGGGAGCTTTAAAGCTGCCGCTCAGAGATGGGGACGTTGAGAAAGACGATGAGGCCTATGCTGATTCCTACTTTATCAACTGCAACTCCAAAACAGCACCTCAGATTGTTGGTCTGGATAGAATGCCGATCACAGATGAGACAGAAGTCTACAGCGGCTGCTATGCGAAGGTATCTGTTAATTTCTATGCGTTTAATACAAATGGAAATAAAGGTATCGCTTGTGGACTTGGTAACATTCAGAAGGTCAGAGATGGTGAGAGCTTAGGCGGTGGAAGAGTAACTGCAGCAGATGACTTTGGTGCCGCTGATGATGACGAGTTTTTAAATTAACAGCTTCTAATATAAGAAGCAAAGGAAGCCTGGAAGGTATATAGCCTTCCAGGTGATTCCAATCAACCACTTACAAATTAAGAAAGGTGATAGAAAAATGAAGAGATTAAATATTGATATTGAAACATACAGCGAAGCAGATCTTTTAAAGTCGGGTGTCTATAAATACGTAGATCAATCATCCGGCTTTGAAGTTCTGCTTTTTGGTTATGCAGTAGATGGTGGAGAAGTGAAGGTGATTGACCTTGCAAGAGGGGAAAAATTACCGGAGGAGATTATAAAGGCACTTAAGAGTCCGGATGTTTTGAAGTATGCATTTAATGCACAGTTTGAACGTGTGTGCCTTGGTGCATATTTGGGAGAATATCTGGAGCCGGAGAGCTGGCGCTGTACGATGGTTGCTTCCTTATATTTAGGTTTGCCGGGTTCCTTAGCACAAGTAGGTGCAGTGCTTGGAGTGGAAAAACAGAAGCTGGAGTCAGGAAAGGACCTTATTAAATATTTCTCAGTGCCATGTAAAGCAACGAAAAGTAATGGTGGGAGAACAAGAAATCTTCCACAGCATGACCTGGAAAAATGGCAGCAGTTTGTAAGTTATAACAAGCGAGATGTGGAAACAGAGATGGAGATACTTGATCGAGTTAGTTTATTCCCTGTTCCGGAGTTTTTGTGGAAGCAATATGCGGAGGATCAGCGTATTAACGATTTAGGAATCGAGCTTGATATGGAGCTTGTGTCACAGGCCATCAAATGTGATGAAGAATCCAGGGATAAATATTTAAAGAGAGCACAGCAGCTTACCGGTCTTGAAAATCCTAACTCACCAATACAGCTTAGAGAGTGGATTAACGCAAAAGGTGTTCAGATGGATAGTCTTGCCAAAGCAGAAGTGGCAGCGGTTATGGATCAGGTATCTGGTGATGTAAAAGAGGTGCTGGAGCTTAGACAGCTTTTGTCGAAGTCGTCAGTTAAGAAGTATGTTGCGATGCAGACTTGCCGATGCAGTGATGGGAGAGCACATGGTTTATTGCAGTTTTATGGCGCGAACAGAACAGGTCGTTGGGCTGGACGACTTATTCAGGTGCAGAACCTTCCGCAAAATCACATTCCCGATTTGAAGGTCGCCAGAGATCTTGTAAAGTCTGGTTGCTTTGAGGCGGTAGAGCTTTTGTATGATTCGATTCCGGATACATTGTCACAACTTATACGAACAGCATTTGTACCAAGAAGTGGTTGCAAGTTTATGGTTGCGGACTTCAGCGCAATCGAAGCCAGAGTGATTGCATGGCTTGCTGGGGAGAGTTGGCGACAGGAAGTATTTAAGAATAATGGAGATATTTATTGTGCATCTGCATCCCAGATGTTTGGGGTTCCTGTTGAAAAGCATGGAGTAAATGCAGAACTTAGACAAAAAGGTAAGATTGCAGAGCTTGCACTGGGGTATGGCGGTGGCGAAGGCGCTATGAAGTCGATGGGTGCCATTGATATGGGACTTACAGAGGAGGAATTAAAACCTATCGTAGATTCTTGGCGTCAGTCCAATCCCAACATTGTAAAGCTGTGGTGGGACGTTCATAAGTGTGTAATCAAAGCAGTAAGGGATAGACAGCCGCAGGAATATAAGTGCTTGCGATTCACATTTGAAAAAGGCATCTTGTTTATTCATTTGCCGAGTGGTAGACGTCTGGCTTATGTGAAACCGAAGATTTATCGCAATGAATATGATAGAGACGAAATTTCTTATATGGGAGTGGATTCTTCAAAGAAATGGGGAGATATCAGCTCGTATGGACCAAAGTTCGTGGAAAATATTATTCAGGCGATGAGTAGAGATATTTTGGCAGAAGCAATGAGTAGACTACTTGCTGCGGGGTACAAGATCGTAATGCATGTACATGATGAAGCAGTAATAGAGGCACCGATTGATGCATCTTTAGAAGATGCTTGTCAGATTATGTCGAAAGCGCCGGAGTGGACGCCTGGACTGATACTTAACGCAGCAGGTTATGAGTGTGAATTTTATCAGAAGGATTAGGAGGATTTTACAATGAATGAGGCAATCAGAGAATTAAATGCAATAAAGGCGCGGATTCCGCAGCAGACCTATCGTACCATTATTGGCCAGATGAGAGCCGGAGATCTTGGTGGAGCTACAGTAGGAATCAACCGCTTAAAGAAAAAAATCGCAAAGGAGGATGCAGCAAATGAGAATCGCAGTCGGAAATAGTCGAATGGACAAGAAGTGGAAGAATAAAGATATGAGCTGGGACGATTTTAAGCAGAAGTGTTCCCAGACGATTCGTACCACAGAGACAGTTGCAGAATACCGAAAGATGAGTAAGCCGGCACAGGATAATGCAAAGGATGTCGGAGGTTTTGTTGGAGGTGCGTTAAAGCAGGGAAAACGTAAGAATGGTTTTGTTGATGGGCGTTCTATGTTGACACTTGACCTGGACCATGCGGTACCAGAAGTGTGGGATGCAGTTACAATGCTGTTTGATTTTAAATGTCTTATGTATTCCACCCATAAACATACACCGGAGGAACCAAGAGTAAGACTGATTATTCCACTTTCCAGAGAAGTGTCCGCGGAAGAATATGCTCCGGTATCCAGAATGGTTGCAAAGGATATCGGTATGGAGATGGTGGATGATACCTGTCATGAGGCTGCAAGACTTATGTATTGGCCTTCCACTTCATCAGATGGAGTGTTTCTTTTTGAATCGCAGGATGGTCCAATGTTAAATCCGGATGATATCCTGGCTCGTTATAAGGATTGGCATGATACAAGCGAATGGCCGATGAGTTCGCGCCAGTCGGAGATTGTGAAGCGTACTATTGCAAAACAGGCGGATCCGTTAGAAAAAGAAGGAATGGTTGGAGCCTTTTGTAGAGCATATTCTATCGAGGAAGCCATTGATACGTTTATTCCGGATATTTATAAGCCGTCAGCTATGGCGGGAAGATATGATTATATACCGGCAGACAGTAGTGCAGGTGTTGTTATTTATGATGACAAGTTTGCGTATAGTCATCATGCGACGGATCCGGCCTGCGGTCAGCTTATGAATGCGTTTGATGTTATAAGGATTCATAAGTATGGTGCCCTGGATGACAAAGCAAAACCAGATACTTCTCCGTCTAAGATGCCTTCATTTAAAGCTATGGTTGATTTTGCAATTAAGGATGAGAAGGTGAAGCTGCAGCTTGCAAAGGAAAGAGAACTGCAGGCAGCAGATGATTTTGATGACGGTAACGATGTGAATTGGCAGACAAAGCTGGAGCTTGATAAGAATGGTGGAATCAGTGAATCGCTGACAAACTTTGTGACGATTCTTAGATATAATCAGCGTCTGCACGAGATTGCTTACAACGAACATTCCTGTGGTATTTCGATTCGGGATGCAGAGCTTCTGCCTTGGGAGCAGTTAAAGCCGGGCTGGTCAGATGCAGATCTTGCATCGCTTACAGCTTATCTTGATAGAGTGTATCACATCTTCAGTCCGTCTAAATTAAAGAACGCACTGCTTACGATTACAGCAGAGAGGTCCTTCCATCCGATTAAGGAATACCTGGAAGGATTACCAGCGTGGGATGGCAAGAAGCGCCTGGAGACGCTGCTTATCGATTACTTAGGTGCAGAGGACAGTTCTTACGTGCGTGCTGTTACCAGAAAAACATTAGTGGCCGCAGTAGCACGTGTTTATGAGCCGGGCATTAAGTTTGATACTGTTTTGGTGCTTTCAGGACCGCAGGGAATTGGAAAGAGTATGTTCTTTGCTAAGCTCGGAGGTGTCTGGTTTTCTGATTCACTTACCATTTCAGATATGAGAGATAAGACCGGAGCTGAGAAGCTGCAGGGATTTTGGATTATGGAAATTGGCGAAATGAACGGTATTAAAAAGGTGGAGGTAGAGACGGTTAAGAGCTTTGCTTCCCGTCAGGATGATAAGTTTCGTGTGGCCTACGGTACTGTGGTGGAGAGTCATCCACGCCAGTGTGTTATTTGTGGAACCTCCAATAGTCAGCATTTCCTTCGTGACGTTACAGGTAATAGACGTTTCTGGCCGGTCCAGGTAACTGGAGAATGTGAGAAGCATCCTTGGAATATGGATAAGATGCTTTTAGAGCAGATTTGGGCGGAAGCTCTGACCTTATATAATGCGGGTGAGGAGCTGATTCTGAAAGGAACGGACGCAGAAATGGCTGCGGAGAAACAGCAGGAAGCGCTGGAAAATGATGATAGAGAAGGACTTGTGCGTGAATATTTGGACAAGCTCTTACCGGCAGATTGGGCGAAGCTGTCACTTTCAGAAAAGCGTATGTATCTGGCTGGGGATGAGTTTACCACGCAGAATCGTGCGGGCGTAGCGCCAAGGGACAAGGTCTGCAATCTGGAGATATGGGCAGAGTGTTTTGGAAGAGAACCGGCAAATATCAGGAAGCAGGATAGTTATGAACTGAATGCAATTATGGCGAAGCTCGATGGCTGGAAGCGTTATGACGGGAATAAATCCGGAAAATTGTCCTTTAAGGATTATGGTTCACAGATTGCCTACGTAAGAACAGCAATAGCAGATGACGACGAGGAGCTGCCTTTTTGCTAAAAAATGAAGTATTGCCGTTAGGCAGTTTCGTTGCCAAGAAATGAGCAATAGAAATAGCAATAGCAATGGAAGAAAACAAGTAAATATCAGGCTTTCTTCTATACTATTGCTTATATTGCTCATTGATATAAGAAACGAAAATGAATAATAAAAGGATACGCAATAGTACGTGTATATACCCTATATACGCATATAGAGTTTTTTAGCCTTTGGAAATAGAAATCGGCAATGGAGGTTTTATGAGAGAAAAAGAAGTGGAGGCAGCTTTAGTTAAGGCTGCGAAGAAAAGAAATGGTCTGGCATTAAAGTTTGTAAGTCCTGGTCTTTCTGGTGTGCCGGATCGGTTGGTGTTAATGCCGAATGGAAAGATGGCTTTTATTGAGCTGAAGGCACCAGGCAAAAAAATGAGACTTTTGCAGGAAAAGAGAAAAAGCCAATTGGAAGCATTAGGATTTTTGGTTTTCTGCATTGATAGTAAAGAGAAAGTTGAGGTGGTTTTAGATGCAATCATACAAGCCGCATGATTATCAGGAATATGCCACAGAGTTTATTATTTCGCATCCGGCCTGCGGATTACTCTTATCGATGGGCCTTGGAAAGACAATAATTACACTTACAGCACTTTGGCAGCTTCTGCTTGATTATTTTGAAGTGGGACGAGTTCTTATCATAGCGCCGCTTCGAGTAGCAAAGGATACCTGGCCAAAGGAAATTGTAAAGTGGGATCACTTGAAGGGACTGACGTATTCTGTGGTTGTAGGCTCAGAAAAAGAAAGACGAGAAGCACTTAGTCGTCCGGCATTTGTGTATATCATCAACAGAGAGAATGTTACCTGGTTGATTGAAAATGGATATTTTCATTTTGACTGTGTTGTCATTGATGAGCTGAGTTCTTTCAAGAGTCATCAGAGTAAACGCTTTAAGTCCTTACGTAAGGTCAGACCTACGGTAAAAAGAGTGGTGGGACTTACCGGAACACCGACGCCAAATGGACTAATTGATTTGTGGGCTCAGATAAACTTGCTTGATATGGGCGAGAGACTGGGAAGATTTATAGGTGGTTACCGGGATCGCTATTTTATGCCGGATAAAAGAGATCGGGATGTGATATTTTCCTACAAACCAAGAGAAGGAGCAGAGGCAGCTATTTATGACAAGATATCAGATATTTGTGTCAGCATGAAAGCAACGGATCATTTGAATATGCCAGAGCTTATTGTATCGAATGTGGAAGTAGAAATGAGTGAAAAAGAGCAGAAGTTATACGACAGCCTGCGTGAAGATTTGATTTTACCATTGGAAGGTGGAGACATTGATGCACAATCTGCAGTTGGACTTTCCAATAAGTTACATCAGATGGCCAATGGTGCTGTTTATGATGAAAACGGTAAGGTCCGGTGGATCCACGATAGAAAACTGGATGCACTGGAAGATTTAATCGAGGCTGCAAATGGAAATCCGGTCATGATTGCATATTGGTTTAAGCATGACAGAGATAGATTGATAGAACGATTTGGTGCGGTACCCATTGATAAGTCAGAAGATATTACAAGATGGAATGAAGGGAAGGTACCGGTTGCCATTATTCATCCAGCGAGTGCCGGACATGGACTGAACCTGCAGGAAGGTGGCTGCCATCTCATATGGTTCGGACTTACCTGGAGTCTGGAGCTTTACCAGCAGTGTAATGCAAGACTGTGGCGTCAAGGCCAGAAGGAGACTGTGACGGTACAGCATATCATCACCAAAGGAACCATTGATGAAGACGTTTTACTTGCTTTGGAAAATAAAGATGTGACACAGGAAGCGTTGCTTAATGCAGTAAAAGCAAGAATCTTACGAAAGGAGTAGAGGATTCATGAAAGGATACGTGGAAAAAATAATAAGTGAATATCCCCAGATGGTGAGAGAACGCGAGCACCTAAAGAAACAGATGGAAGCTCAGGAGTTCCTTTCAGCAGACGAGCTGATCAGTGCTATGAGTTTCTCTCATCCAGATGGGGAAAGGGTACAAAGTAGTGATTTGTCGGATAAAACAGCCAGGATTGCTCTTGGGTATCGGGAAAAGCTGGAGCGAATCAATGAAGAACTGATTGTGCCAATGCAAAAAAGATATGCTGTTCTTGATAACGAGATATCCTTCTTAGAAGATGCCATTTGTAATCTTCCAGAGGATTTGGCGTATGTTATGCAGGCGCTTGTGATTGAAGGTCTTACTTGGGAGGAAGTTTCACAGGAGATGTTTATCAGTGTTACGAAACTTCAAAAACTAAGAAAAGCCGCAATAGACAATCTTACTCGAGCATATCAGAAAAGAGAATCAGAACAGATTAGAATATTACTAAGCTAATTTTTGACCTGCTGCAAGTAAATTGTGGCGGGTTCTTTTTTGTTTGTCTCTGACATTTATCTGAAATTCATCATGTGATTTTATAGTTGTAATTTTTTGGAGTGAACAAAAATTCTACAATGTTTATTTTTGAAATAAATGGTACAATAAATTATGATTAAATTTGCGAGGATAAAATAGATGGAAAAAGATAGTGATTATTTTGATATTATTATTAATGGGTTAGCTTTAAAATTTAAGTTGTTTACATATGACTATATTTTGAAAGAGCTAAAAGACTGCGAAGGGATAGAGTCAGTGTTTTCTCTAGAGCTTCCGGAAGAAAAGCCGTTTAGTGGTTTGAAGAAAATATACTTAGATTCGGACGGCAATGAAAAATATCACTTCTTTGCCTATATAAAATTCTTTGAGAGAGAAGATGGAAAACTCTTTGGAATTGTGGGAGGAAAAACAAATTATCCGAATCCGGATATATCGTTTGATTTAATAAGTAAAAAATCACAGAAACAAGATAATCGAATTTCTAGAATATTCTTGGATATGAATGCTAAATTTAGGTATAGCCGAAAAGTTTTGATAATTAATCATAAGCCGAAATTAGATAAAAATTCTGATAATCAGCAAGCGTTGTTTCTTGAAACTTATGTGCAGAGAACGTTTAATCTTTTAGATAGTTAGTGTTATTGCCGATATTGCTATTGCCGAAGGCAACTCTTGTGATAGCATTTTCAAAAAGTCGGTAATATTTTTCAAAAATAGTTGTGATATTATTAAACTGCAAAGAATTGTAGAAGGCCTACTGGAGATGTTCCAGCGGGCTTTTTTCTTTGTTTTCTTTGGCGTGGGTGCGGGCTTTATCCTTTCACCGCACCTCGCGTTGGGAAGGAGTGATGGTATGCCTTATAGACCAAGCGTACCTTGCAAGCATCCTATGTGTTCTGAGTTAGTACCTTATGGTTGCGGACCATATTGTTACAAGCACAAAGCTGTCCACCAAAGCGACAGAGACAGCGCTAGCAAGCGTGGGTACAACAGGCATTGGCAGAAGGCTCGCGTTAGATACCTGCACAGTCACCCATTGTGTGTGGAGTGTAAGAAAGTGGGTAGACTAACCCAGGCCACTGTCGTTGATCATATTGTACCGCATCGTGGTGACCAGAAGCTGTTCTGGGATGAGAGTAATTGGCAGCCGCTTTGTAAACCTTGTCATGATAAGAAGACATGGAATGAGGATAACAATCCAACGTATAAATTCTAGTAGGTTAGGGAATTTATCTTTCTGTGAAGGTGAAAGAGTGACAGGGGAGGGGCGGTATAAATCTCTACGGGTTAAAAGCCTGAAGACCGATGCCCCCTCAAACGCGCATTTTCGCGAAATTGTAAAGGGGTAAGTGGAGCTGTACGCGGGGAATACACTGTAAAGGTTTAGTGTTTGCGGATAATATCGCTTATTTCCGGGGTAAACTGTGCGCCGGTATTTTATAAAATGGCCCTGGCCGGAAAGGAGAAACCTATGACAGCAGATGAAAAAGAGAAAGTTGTGGAACTGAGACTGAAAGGTCTCGGCTACCAGGCAATCGCAAATGAAATCGGAACTGTAACAAAAGAGAATGTCAGATACTACTGCAAGACACATGGCCTTGCTGGAAGCGCTGCTTTAGTTACGATGAATTATGATTTGCATCGTGAAATGCCAAACCACTGTAAGAACTGTGGTGCGACGCTGATCCGTAATGCCCATTCGGGAGTGAAGCTCTTTTGTAGCGAAAAATGCAGAAGGGCCTGGTGGAAAGTAAATCCGGATAAGGATGCGCAATCCAAAAAGCAGCGTTACGAGTGCAGATGCGCATACTGCCATAGGACATTTATCTCCTTCGGTAATCCAAACAGGAAATACTGCGGCAGGGATTGTTATGTCAAAGATCGCTTTTGGACGGAGCCGGATGAGAAGCCGAGTGCCGCTGAGATAAAACGCAGGCAGCAGGAAGCGGAGAAGTCGGAAGAAGAAGTGAAATTGATTCTAAAGCGAATTTCGTAATATGTGTTTTGGGAATGTGTGAGGTGTTCAGGAAATCCTGGATGCCTTTTTATTATGCAAAAAAAGTAAAGGAGACCAACATGGAATTTAAAAAATTGAAGATTGCTGACCTGGTGCCAGCTTCCTACAATCCCAGAAAGGCACTAAAGCCTGGGGATGCAGAGTACGAGAAAATCAAAAATAGTATTACTGAATTTGGATATGTGGAACCGGTTATTGTAAATACAGATATGACAATCATCGGTGGACATCAGAGAGTGACGGTTCTTTCAGACCTTGGTTATAAGGACATTGATTGTATTGTTATCGATATTGATAAGACCAAGGAAAAAGCACTGAACATTGCACTTAACAAAATCACCGGTGAATGGAACAAGGAACTGTTAGCAGACCTGATTAAGGATTTGCAGTCAAGCGACTTTGATGTTGCATTTACAGGTTTTGATCCGCCGGAAATCGAGCAGCTTTTTAACAGCGTGCATGATAAGAACATCACAGAGGATGACTTCGATATGGAGGAGGAGCTTTCCAAACCCGCGATTGCTAAACTTGGTGATGTGTGGCTTCTTGGCAGACACAGAGTTTGTTGCGGAGATAGCACACTGCCTGAGACTTATGATGTTTTGATGAATGGCCAGAAAGCAAATATGGTTCTGACGGATCCACCATACAATGTCAATGTCGAGGAGACCGCCGGAAAAATCAAAAATGACAATATGGATGATGAGGATTTTTATAATTTTCTCTTTGCAGCGTTTGTAAATATGGAACAGTCGATGGAGCAGGACGCTTCCATTTATGTTTTCCATGCAGACACTGAGGGACTGAACTTCCGTAAGGCATTTGTAGCAGCAGGCTTCTATCTTTCCGGATGTTGCATCTGGAAGAAGAACGCGCTGGTTCTTGGACGCAGCCCATACCAGTGGCAGCATGAGCCTTGTCTCTATGGTTGGAAGAAGGGTGGCAAGCATAACTGGTATTCAGACAGAAAGCAGACAACTATATGGGAATACGATAGACCAAAGGCCAGTAAGGATCATCCTACGATGAAGCCGGTAGCTCTTATGGCATATCCAATCCAGAATTCCAGCATGAGCAACTGCATTGTGCTTGATCCATTTTTAGGTTCAGGATCCACACTGATTGCTTCCGAGCAGACCAATCGTATCTGCTATGGCATTGAGCTGGATGAGAAATTTGTGGATGTGATTGTTCGCAGATATATTGAGCAGACCGGCTCCGAGGATGGTGTTTTCGTGGTTCGTGATGGAGTGAAAATTTCATATTCTGAAGTGCCTGGAAAGCCTGAAAAAACCTCAGATAATACACAGAATTAACTTGCTATTTTTTGCCGGTAGAGTGATATATGTACTACCAAAAGAAAAGGAGGAACACAGCATGGAAATTATGTGTTTAGTAGCAGACAGAAAAGAGCTGATTGCAGCAATTGAGGAGACAACAGGAGAAAAGATGAAGTACCAGGGACCACCAACCTTCGCATACAAGAATGAGGATTTGGCGGTTCTTCGAGACGGAACCCTGGTGGTGGAGAACATAGAAACAAGAATGGAGCTTCTTCTTACACTCACATCAAAGTGCCTGATCGACGGAGCTTGGGATGAGGACAGGGAGGTGCTTGAGATTTCGCTTCCGATGGAAGGCCACACAGGGCTTAGCCTGATTAACCTGATTTCCATTTTTTACACGAAAGCGGAGCTGATCAACAAGGCCATCAACGCACCAAGAGCCTTTGAAGTGAACGAGCGCTTCATGGAAGCCATCATGGAGGAACCGCCACAGACAACCGAGGAATTCATAAGCCTTTGGGAAGAATGTGGAAGCGACTACATGACAAAGGGAATCAAGTTTGAAGCAGACAAGATTACCTTTACCGGATTTCCATTAACTGACGATAGTGACCTGGTTACCGCTTTTACCACCCTGGCAGGAAAAATCAACATACTTGCCTTGGAAAGCAAATACATCCGCGTGAAGAAAACACCGGTTGATAACGAAAAGTACACCTTCCGTATTTGGCTGGTACGTCTGGGCCTGGACGGTACAGAGTATAAGACAACCAGAAAGCTCTTACTTTCCCACCTAAGCGGCCACAGCGCTTTTAGAACGGAAGAACAGAAGGAAGCCCACAAGCAGAAGTACCTGACCAAGAAGGCAAATGCCGATGAAGAGGCTTAAGTTTGGAATAGAAATTGAATTCATAGGGATTACCAGAGAGGCGGCTGCGACCATAGTGGCCGACTTCTTTGGAACCGGATTTTTCTATGAAGGCGGTGAGCTTAAGGAAAGAGATATTGCAGATGAGAAGCACCGGATATGGCGGGTGGTCAGGGATGCCAGTATTGAAGCATATGCTGAGGAAGAACAATGTGAGTTGGTGACACCGATTCTGCAGTATGAGGATTTGGAGTGCCTAAAGCAGTTGTTGCAAAATATGCAACAACTCGGAGCCAGAGTGAATCGCAGCTGCGGGCTTCATATTCATGTGGATGGGAAGAACTTCACTCCCCAGGCGATAGTAAACCTGGTGACCTTGATTGGTAGTAGAGAGCTGCTTTTATATAAGGCCCTTTCTATACCGAAGGATCGAATGAAATATTGCAAGCGCATCAATGATGATTTGGTGGATTTGATTTTGGAAAAGAAGCCGGAGAGTCTTGCAGAGCTTAAAAAGGTCTGGTATCTGGAATCACCTTATGAAACTTCCGAAGGAAAATATCATAGCACCAGATATCATGGACTTAATTTACATGCTCTGTTTTCGAAGGGAACTGTGGAGTTTCGATTATTTAATTCCACTTTGGAGCCGGACCGGGTGCAGGCTTACCTGCAATTTACCCTGGCCCTTTGCAAGCAGGCAATGATACATAAAAAAGCGGTCATGAAAAAGACCAGAATAGAAAATGTGAAGTACGCATTCCGATGTTTCCTCATAAGGCTTGGTCTGAATGGGGACGAGTTCAAAACCTGTAGAAAGGTGATGCTTGAAAATTTGACCGGAGATAGCGCATGGAAAGGATGATTAGTATGTTTGGAATACCAGAGCACATTGTAGAAAGATTGAAGAAGGAATATCCGAAGGGAACCAGGGTGGAGCTTATTGAGATGAATGATCCGTTCCGCCACATTCCAGCAGGAAGTAAAGGAACCGTTACTGGAGTGGACGACATTGGCACCATTCATGTTTCCTGGGACTGCGGCAGCAGCTTGGGAGTGGCTTATGGCGAGGATTCTTGCAGAAAAATCATAGAATAATATGCACAATGTGCCGCCGGTATCTTTGGTACATTTATGGTAAGAATTAACTGGATAAATGTAATGATAAGAGCGAATATGTACCTACCAAAAGAAAAGGAGGCTACAAGCCATGAGAAGAATTGAAGTTTTAGACAAAGCAGCAGAAGCAGGAATTAAGTACAGAGACATTAATGTGAACGCAACTTTTGGAGCCGCATACTTTACAAGCGTTGACGCAGGAAACGACCTACCAGATTTCAGTGAGGTCATTTGGGACCATGACATTGATGAGATTTTGGAGAATATGAAAAGGTTTGAAATTTTCGAATTCACTATCAGCTCTACATTTTCAAGCCTGATTGAAACAATCGCAGAACTTGAAAAAAGAGGATGCCACCTAGAAGGCTTGGTAGAAATCAACAGCCGCTACGATGATTGGCAGACTGGAGAAAAGAAGAAAATTCCAGCATTTAAGATGACAATAAACTAAGAAAGACAATTCCGGGAGGCGGGCCGCAGGGCCTGCTTGCTCGTTGCAATATACACAATTTATCACTGTATTTCTTGCACATCTTTGGTAGGTTTATGATGCAGAATTGACTGGATATATCCTTGGTTTAGAGCGAATATGTACCTACCAAAAGAAAAGGAGGATACAACAATGGCAAACGGATGGCACGAGGGAACAATTGGAATTCCGGTAAAGGACGGAGGAATGAAGGTGGCCAACTACTGGGTGAAAGCCTTCGAGGAACCAAGCGAGTATTACGGAATCAACGGAGGCAAGATTAGCAAACTTTCCATCAAGATCGACGGAGAGTGGAAAGCCAACTACGATAGGGGCTGGGACATTGAGCCTGCGGATGAGGAAACAAACATTGCTTATAGCATTTTGTTAAACGAATACAACTAAAAACAACCTACGAATTTACATAGGGCTCCTTAACTGGGGCCCTTTTACTTTGCACTGAAAGGAGAGATTTGAAATGGCAACGAGAGGTAGAAAACCAAAGCCTACTGCGGTGAAGGTCCTGGAGGGAAATCCAGGGAAGAGACCGCTTAATATGTATGAGCCGGTTCCGGAAAAGAAAGCACCTGAGTGTCCTTCTTGGCTAAACGATGAAGCAAAAGCAGAATGGGATAGATTATCAGATAAAATGGTGAATCTTGGTACCCTTACGGAAATGGATATGGCAGCCTTTGCCGGTTATTGTCAGTCCTATGCAAGATGGAAGGAAGCCGAGGAATTCATAGAGAAACATGGAACAATTGTAAAAACTCCAAGTGGTTATTGGCAGCAGGTACCGCAGGTATCTATCGCACAGACCAACTTGAAGGTGATGCTTAAGTTTTGCAGTGAGTTTGGTTTGACGCCTTCTTCCAGAAGCAGGATGATAGCAGGTGAAGTCCAGGAAGGCAGCGTGGATGAGATGGAGTTTTTACTGCTTGAGGGTAATGGATAATGGCTGAAACTAGGCCAAAGGATTATCCGAGGCTTACGGACTATCAGCCCACAAAGTTTATGCTGCCGACTTCTCATTACGATGAGGGCAAGGCTGATAGAGCTGTGAAGTTCATTGAAAACCTGCGCCATACAAAGGGTAAGTGGGCCGGAAAAAGGTTCTGGCTGCTTCCCTGGCAGGAGCAGATCATTCGCGATATTTTCGGTATCGTGGGTGAGGATAATTGTAGGCAGTTTCGTACCGCATTCATAGAGATTGGAAAGAAGAATGGAAAGAGTGAACTTGCTGCGGCAGTCGCTCTTTATTTGCTTTATGCAGACAATGAGCCAAGCGCCGAGGTATATGGTGCAGCCGCAGATCGTGGCCAGGCTTCCATTGTATTCGATGTAGCCAATCAGATGGTGAAGATGACACCGGCGCTTATGAAACGAAGCAAAATCATGAGTGCTGGTAAGCGTATCGTGAATTATTCCAACCAGGGATTTTACCAGGTACTATCTGCAGAAGTTGGTACCAAGCATGGTCTTAATGTTTCCGGCCTGGTGCTGGATGAGGTGCATGCGCAGAAAACCAGAACTTTGTACGATGTCCTTACTAAAGGCTCCGGCGATGCAAGAGAGCAGCCATTGTTTTTCTTGATTACAACAGCGGGTACAGAGAAGGAGAGTATTTGCTATGAACTGCATACCAAGGCTAAGGATATTCTGGAGGGAAGGAAGATTGATCCAACCTTCTATCCGGTGGTATTTGGCCTTACCGATGATGATGATTGGCATGATGAAGCAAACTGGTACAAAGCAAATCCATCCCTGGGGCAGATCATTCAGATTGACAGAGTGCGAGATGCCTATAAGGAGGCTCTGCAAAATCCAGCCGAGGAGAACGTGTTTAAGCAGCTTCGTCTTAACATGTGGGTATCCAGTCTTACCCGGTTTATTCCGGAGCAGATATACGATCAAGGAAATGAACCCATTGATATGGATAGCTTTCTTGGGAGAGAGTGCTACGGAGGATTGGACCTTTCGAGCACAGGAGATATTACAGCTTTGGTGCTTGTATTTCCACCAAGGACGGAAGAAGAAAAATATATTCTTTTACCGTTCTTCTGGATCCCAGAGGATACGATTGCAATCAGGGTAAGAAGGGCATCAGTTCCATACGATGTATGGCGGGCGCAAGGGTATCTGATGGCTACGGAAGGTAACGTGGTCAATTATGACTTTATTGAAAAATTCATTGAGGACCTGGGAACCAAGTATCACATTTTGGAGATTGCGGTGGATAGATGGAATGCCACCATGCTTACCCAGCACCTGATGGATGATGGATTTACAATGGTTCCGTTTGGCCAGGGTTACAAGGATATGAGCCCAGCCACTAAGGAGTTTTATAAATTACTCATGGAAGCTCGTATCGCGCATGGAGGAAATCCGGTGCTTCGTTGGATGAGTGGAAATGTAGTAGTAGAGCAGGACGCAGCAGAGAACATCAAGGTTACAAAGGCCAAATCGCCGGAGAAAATTGACGGTATCGTGGCTGCGATTATGGCGGTTGATAGAGCTGTGAGAAATCAGGGGAATTGTGAAAGTGTGTATGATAATAGGGGAATAATCATATTATAACAGGAGGAGGTGATAAGGTGCATTTTGTTGAAAATAGTCATGTTTTTTGCTATGATAATACTGACTTAGTTATAGGAGGTATTAGAGTGGACCAGATAACAAAAAAGTTTTTAGGTGAGTTTTGCAACTCATATGAAATAGATGGGAAAGAAGAAGATAAAGCATTTGAACACTTTTGCAATTTTTGTTGCGTAAATAGAGAAAATGGGATTGTTGATATAAAGTTAGAAGAATTTTCAACAGGAAAAAATGCGCAAGGAATCGATGGTATTGGGATTATTGTTAATCATAAACTGGTTACGTCGGTATCAGAGATTGAGTTTCAGATACAAAATTCTCGAATGTTGGATGTGAATTTTGTGTTTATTCAAGCAAAGACTTCTTCATCGTTTGATAATACTTTAATGTTGAATTTTTTTGAGTTTACAAAATCATTTTTCGGTGATGATGCTTCGGAATTTACAACGCAAGAGGTTAAAGATTTTTTCGAAATGAAGGAATACATTTATAATCATGCGGAGTATATGACAGAAGCTAATCCAAAGCTGTCCATGTATTATGTAACAACAGGAAAATGGACTGGCGACAAAACATTAACAAAGGTGAAAGATCGAAATGTGAAAGAATTAATGGATCTTAATATTTTTTCAGAAGTGAGATTTACTCCTTGTGGAGCAGCAGAAATACAGACAATGTATCGAAATACAAAGAATGTTATGTCTGCTAAATTCAAATTTGAAAAAAATATTGTTATGTTTAGTGATGAAGATAATAAAAGTATTGGATATAGTGGGGTTATCCCGTTCAGCGAATATCGAAAAATTATAATAGGCGAGGCCGATGCGCTTAAACCTGTTTTTGATGATAATATTCGTGACTTTTTAGGTGATACAAATCCGGTTAATAAAGCAATAATGGACACATTAAAGACAAAAGATGTTAATTCATTTTGTATGCTTAATAATGGAATAACTATCATTGCAGATAAGCTAACAATGACAGGAACCACCACAGTTTTAACAGATTATCAAATTGTAAATGGGTGCCAGACAAGTCACGTTTTGTATGACAATAGGAATATAGAATGGATAGACGATTTGTTGATACCTATTAAGGTCATTGAGACAACAGATGACACAACTAAAAATAGGATAACAAAGGCAACAAATAGTCAGACATCTATAAAGCCTGAACAGCTTGAGGCGTTATCTGAATTTCAAAAAGGATTGGAAACATTTTATAGTACTTTTCCAGAAGAAGATAGACTGTATTATGAAAGACGAACAGGTCAATATCGTTTGGAATCCATCCCAAAAACAAGAATCATTAATATTCCACAACAGATAAAATCAGTAACCGCAATGTTTCTAAACAATCCACATGGAGTTTCAGGTAATTATGGCGCTATTGTAAAAAAAGTTGGAGATAAGATATTTAATCCTACTGATCAAAAATGGATTTATTATACGAGTTCCTTGACACAATATAAAATAGAAAAATTGATTACAAATAAAGTGATTGATAAGAAATACAATAAGTCCAGATATCATGCGATGATGTTGTTTAGAATGTATGTGTCTGGCAAAAAAATTCCAAGATTTAATGAAAATAAGATGGAAACTTATTGTAAGAAAATATTGGATGTTCTGTCAAATGAAGATCAGGCTACAGTGATTTTTGCAAAGATTGTCGAGTTTATTGTGTCACAACCTGAGATTGATTTTGATGACAGAAAGACTTTTGAAAGAAAAGAGACAACGGATTTATTAATCGGAAGATATAATGAGATGAAACAATATATAGCCAAATAGTTATAAGGAGCACTTACTTCGGTAGGTGCTTTTTTCATGTAAAGAATTAGGAGGTGCCCTATGGGAATTAAGAGTTTATTTGGTTTTGGTCAGGCGAGGGATAAGCCCGTAGATAAAGCGGCAGATGCAGGTTATTCTTTTCTTTTTGGAAGGACAAACAGTGGTAAGCCAGTGAATGAAACGACTGCAATGCAGACCACAGCAGTGTATGCCTGTGTACGAATTTTGTCGGAAGCTGTCGCATCACTTCCGATTCACGTCTACCAGTACAAAGAAGGTGGCGGTAAAGAGATGGTTTATGACCACAGCCTATACCAGGTGCTCCATGATGAGCCCAATCCAGAGATGACTTCATTTGTGTTTAGAGAAACGCTAATGAGTCATCTTTTAATTTGGGGAAATGCCTATGCGCAGATCATTAGAGATGGAGCTGGTAGGGTGCTTGCTCTTTACCCGCTGCTTCCAAACAAGGTGGATGTGCAGCGTGATGAGAAGGGTGAAATCTACTACGTGTATTCCAGAAATACAGAGGAGAATCCAAACTTCAAACAGTATGGTGACATTAAATTGAAAAAGGAAGATGTACTGCATATTCCGGGACTTGGTTTTGATGGTCTGATTGGATATTCACCGATTGCAATGGCAAAAAACGCTGTGGGCATGACACTTGCCTGTGAGGAATACGGAGCCTCATTCTTTGCGAATGGGGCCAATCCTGGCGGAGTGCTGGAACACCCTGGGGTATTAAAGGATCCGTCAAAGGTGAGGGAATCCTGGAACGCAGTGTATAGGGGAACCAATAATGCGCATAAGATTGCGGTTTTGGAAGAAGGAATGAAATACCAGCAGATTGGTATTCCTCCGGAAGAAGCGCAGTTTTTGGAAACCAGGAAATTTCAGATCAATGAAATAGCAAGGCTCTATCGTATTCCACCACACATGGTTGGAGATTTGGAGAAGTCGAGCTTTTCCAATATTGAGCAGCAGTCGCTAGAGTTTGTAAAGTACACCCTGGATCCTTGGGTAATCAGATGGGAGCAGAGCTTACAAAAGGCACTTCTTCTTCCAGGGGAAAAGGGAAAGTATTTCATTAAGTTAAATGTGGATGGCCTGCTTCGAGGTGATTATCAGTCACGAATGAATGGTTATTCCATTGGCAGACAGAACGGGTGGTTATCTGCCAACGATATCAGGGAGATGGAGGACTTAAATCCTTTATCTGATGAGGAAGGTGGAAATCTATACCTCATTAACGGAAATATGTGCAAGCTGTCTGATGCTGGTATTTTTGCTGGACAGACGCAGCAGGAAGAATCGGAACCTGAGCCGGAAGAAAAACCACTAGAAAATAATAGAAAGAGAGGCAAGCGATGAAACGTAAGTTTTGGAACTGGGTAAAGAATGAGGGCGATCCTGGAATTTCTAGGACGCTCTTTTTGAATGGAGAAATTTCAGATGAAACCTGGTATGGCGATGAAGTGACTCCTCAGATTTTCAAAGATGAGCTGTATGCGGATAGCGGTGATATTACCGTCTGGATCAATTCTCCTGGTGGTGATGTTTTTGCTGCAGCACAGATTTACAACATGCTTCGTGATTATGCAGGTCATGTAACTGTCAAGATTGATGGTCTGGCAGCCAGCGCAGCGTCGGTGATTGCTGTGGCAGGTGATACGGTTCAGGTTAGCCCTGTGGCTATGATGATGATCCACAATCCAGCAACGATGGCCATTGGTAATACGAAGGATATGGAAGCTGCGATTGCCATGCTAAATGAAGTGAAAGAGTCCATCTTAAACGCCTATGTCGACAAGACTGGTCTTAGTAGAAATAAGCTCTCAAAGCTCATGGATGATGAGACTTGGTTTAATGCCAAGAAAGCGGTGGAACTTGGATTTGCAGATGAAATCCTCTTTTCAAAAGAGGAGAAAGCACCTGCTAAGAAGAAACCGGATGAGGGCGAGGATCCAGAGGAAGGCAAGGAAGATGGCGATGACGACGAGAAGGAGAAGAAATTTCCTTTTAAACAGCAGGCGATGATGTTTTCAGGAAAGCACGCAGCACAGTCGTTTATGAATAAGGTTTCTGTGGTAAAGCCGCAAAATCAGGTACCTGTAGATCAGTTACAAAAGAGATTAAATCTCTTGAGACATTAAGGAGGATTTTGAATTATGAGTAAGATTTTAGAGATGAAGGAAAAGAGAGCAAAGACCTGGGAACAGGCAAAGGCTTTCTTAGATGCAAAGCAGAATGAAAATGGCATGATGAGTGCTGAGGATGCAGCAACCTATGACCTCATGGAAGCAGAGGTTGTTAATCTTGGTAAGGAGATCGACAGACTTGAGCGCCAGGCTGCAATCGATGCAGAAATGGCAAAGGCTACAAGCGCTCCGATCACAAATAAGCCTAGTGCCAAGATGGAAGGTGCTGCTGGTAAGACTGGTAGAGCCAGCGATGAGTACAAGAGTGCATTCTGGACTGGAGCCATCAGAAATAAAATGTCCTTTGATGTGCAGAACGCATTATCCATTGGTACAGATTCTGAGGGTGGATTCCTTGCTCCAGATGAATATGAGAGAACCCTGGTGGAAAGATTGGAGGAGGAGAACTTCTTTAGAAGTCTTGCTCATGTAATCAGAACTTCCAGCGGGGATCGTAAAATCCCGATTGTTACTTCTAAGGGAGAAGCAGCGTGGATTGACGAGGGAGAACAGTTCCCTGAAAGCGATGATGCTTTTGGACAGACATCAATTGGTGCGCATAAGCTCGCAACCATGATTAAGATTTCTGACGAGCTCTTAAATGATTCTGTTTTCAACATTGAGCAGTATATTTCCAGGGAGTTCGCTCGTCGTATCGGTGCAAAAGAGGAGGAGGCCTTCTTTGTAGGTGATGGTAGCGGAAAGCCAATCGGTATCTTCAATGCAACAGGTGGTGCTGAAACCGGAGTGACTGCAACAAGTACAAACATCACTTTTGATGATGTGATGGATCTTTACTATAGCCTTCGAGCACCATACCGTAACAAGGCAACCTGGATCCTTAACGATTCCACTGTTAAGGCAATCAGAAAGTTAAAGGATGGAAATGGCAATTATATCTGGCAGCCTTCGGTAAGAGAAGGAGAACCGGATAGAATCTTAAATCGTCCTTATAAGACTTCCATCTATGTTCCGGAGCTTGCGGCTGGAAATAGAGTCATGGCTTTTGGTGATTACAGCCATTACTGGATTGCTGATCGTCAGGGACGTAGCTTTAAGAGATTAAATGAGCTATTTGCTACTACTGGTCAGGTGGGATTCCTCGCATCTGAGCGCGTGGATGGTAAGCTCATTCTTTCTGAGGCTGTTAAGACACTTGATATCAAGGGTTCTGCTAAATCCCAGGGATAATTTAGTGGCGGTGCTGCTATCGGTGGTGCCGCCTATCTTTTAGAAGGGAGGTAGAAAGCGTGATTGTATCAGTTGAAGAAATGAAGAAGTATCTTAGAGTAGATTTTGAAGATGACGACGATTTGATAGAGGCGTTCATTGGATCAGCACAGCGTAAGATTCAGGATATCCTAAGATGTGATGATATGACAGAATTTGAAAACAATAACAGTGTTCGTGTTGCAATCATGTTTGTGGTTGCCTTCTTATATGAGCACAGGGAGGAAGCCGATCATGAGGAGTTGAACCTTACTCTCAGGGCGATGTTATCCAATTTGAGAGGGGTGGACTTTTGATAGAAAAAATGAGAGAGCGCATCACGATTGAAAAAAGTGAAGGTGCCAGGGATAAGAACGGAAATCACAAGCTGGTGTGGAAAGAATTTCATTCTTGCTATGCCTATGTGAATAATCTTTCCGGGAAAGAATACTGGGCAGCTTCCGAGGTGAACGCCCAGGATGAGGTAAATTTTGTAATTCGATATTGCGAAAAGATAAAAGATATGGACAGTGAGCATTTCCGAATTGTATTCCGGGGAACACTTTATAACATTTCTTTTGTAGATAATGTGCAGTATCAGAATAAGACGGTGAAACTTAGAGCCGCCAGGGTAAAGAGGTGATAGCATGGCGAGAAACACAGTAACGTTTGACCATTTGGCAGAGGCTGTGATGAAGGGCCTGACAGAATATGCAGATGTTTCCACAGAGCTGGTAAAGCAAAGTGTGCAGCAGGTCAGCAAGGAAGTCAAAAAGGAAATATCGGAAAATGCGCCAAAGAGGACTGGTGCTTATAAAAAGAGCTGGGGCACCAAGAAAACAAAGGAAACCAGCAATTCCCTCACCATGACGGTTCATTCCAAGAACCGATATCAGATCGCACACCTTCTGGAACATGGCCATGCCAAGCGTGGTGGAGGAAGAGTTGCTGCGAGACCTCATATTGCTCCTGCGGAAGAACATGGTGTGACTTCCCTGCAAGAGAAGATTGAAAGGGGGCTGAAACAGTGACGCACCAGGAAATCATAGAGTTGTTAGAAAAAAGTGGACTTCCGTTTGCCTATGACCACTTTGTGGAGGGTGAATCACCGGAGCCGCCTTTTTTAGTATTTTTATATCCGAACAGTAGTAACTTTGCTGCTGACGGGAAAGTTTACTTTAAGAAACGAAAAGTAAATGTGGAGCTTTACACCGATTTGAAAGATGTAGAGCTTGAGGAACAGGTGGAGGCTGTGCTCGATGAGTGCGGCTTATTTTATGAAAAAAGCGAAGTATGGATTGAATCGGAAAATCTGTATGAGGTGCTTTACCAGATGGAGGTATAACAATGGCTGGAAAAAATAAAGTAAAATTCAATATTTGTAATGTCCATTATGCGCCGATTACAAAGGCCGAGGACGGAACTGTAACATTCGCAAATCCGGTAGCGATGCCTGGTGCAGTATCCATTTCCTTGGATCCAACCGGTGAGCCGGAAAGCTTCTATGCTGATGGAGTGGAATACTATGTAATCAATAACAACCAGGGCTACGATGGTGACTTAGAGCTTGCTATGATTCCGGAGTCCTTCAGGACAGATATTTTGAAAGAGGAGCAGGATGCCAATAAGGTGCTTGTGGAAAATTCCAATAGTGAGACCGGCAGTTTTGCACTTCTTTTCGAGTTTGATGGTGATGTGAGAAAGATCAGACATGTGCTTTATAACTGTTCTGCTTCCAGACCTTCCATTGAGTCTAAGACCAATGAGGATGAGAAGGAAGTGCAGACAGAAACGCTGACCGTAAAAGCGAGACCACTTGCTTCCGGTTATGTAAAGGCAAAGACTGGTGATTCTACCACAGAGACCGTTTATAACAACTGGTACAAATCTGTGTATGAGCCACAGAGCGCACCAGCAAGCGAAACAACTGCTAAATCAAGCAAGTAGGAGGTAGGAAAGGATGAGCATTGTTAAGAAAATTGAAATCGATGGAAAGGAGGTAGCGTTTAAAGCAAGCGCTGCCATTCCACGTATTTATAGACTTAAATTTCAGAGAGACATTTATAAGGATTTGAGTTCCTTGGAAAAAGCTATCGGTGATGGCGATGTAAGTAACTCAAACCTGGATAGCTTTTCTCTTGAGATGTTTGAGAACATTGCATTTATTATGGCAAAGCATGCAGATGCTAATGTGCCGGATACTCCAGAGGAGTGGCTTGATGATTTCAACACGTTTTCAATTTATCAGGTACTTCCTCAGATCATTGAGCTTTGGGGGCTTAATGTAAAAACAGAAGTCGAAGCTAAAAAAAACTTCGCCCAACTGAGCGCGAAATGACAACACCATTATTCCTGCTTCGATGCGTGCAGCTAGGTATCAGTATTAGAGACCTGGATCTTTTATCCATTGGAATGGTAAATGATATGTTCGCAGAGAGCAGGAACGATGAATGCAAGTATGCGACTCTTGCAACTCAGGAGGATTTCGATAAGTTCTAGGAGGATGTTAAAATGATTTGCTAGGTTCTTTTGTGTATAGATGGTACAATTCTTATATCAAATACCAGGAGGTATCATATGAGTAGAAGAGTACGATTCGGAGATAACATTAAAATCCTTCGAAGTAGAAATAAAATGACACAACAGGACCTGGCTGATAAATTGCATGTGGCAAGACAAACTATATCTGCATGGCAAGAAGGAATCGGCAAGCCTGATATCTATATGTTGGCAGATCTTTCAGTTATATTTGGTGTTACAACAGACTACTTATTATTTGGACAAATGGAAATAACAGAGGAGGAAGAACGTATTTTGAGTTATTTAGAACAGTTGGATCAGGAAGAGGCAGAATACATAAGAAACATCAAGAAAAAAGGCTTTTATGATATTATTGATCAGGATTTGCAGAATTTCTTTCCGATCATTGACATCCCTTTTTCACGAATTATAGCTATTGCATTAGCCTTGAAAGAACAGGGTTACAAAATAACAACAGTTTATGGAAATGGATTCGGGGTTTATTTTGATACGGATGTTGCTGCAGTAAAATTTAAGAGTGATCTCTATGATGTAATTGATATGTATATGCATCATGAAGAAGGTACAGCAGTTAATAAAGCCGAGCAATTCCAGGCAAGAATAGATGTTGTTGAAATGCAAATATTAGAGGAAGTCAAAAAGGAAATGTTTGGTGAAGGGGATTTTTCATTTTACTGGATAGATCAAAATGATGTGATCAGGGGCATCGCAGCAACTGAAGAAGAATGTAAGGCTCAAGCGAAAGAGCAAGGGTGTGAAAATATAGTAATTTTACAAGATTAATGAATGGCATCAGCTTAGAGGCTGGTGCTTTTTTCTTGGGAGCAGAGATGCTCCTTTTTTGTTGCCATTTTTTAGGAGGTGAGAAGCGTGGCAAGTCGTATTCAAGGAATTACAGTAGAGATTGGTGGCGATACTACCAAGTTGCAAACTGCGCTAAAAGGTGTCAACGGAGAAATTAAAAATACACAGGCGCAGCTTAAGGATGTCAATAAACTCCTAAAGTTGGATCCGGGAAATACAGAGCTGCTTGCTCAAAAGCATAAGCTCTTAGGAGAGGCTGTTGAAGAAACAAAGAATAAGCTCGCAACCTTAAAACAGGCAGCGGCTCAGGCAAACACAGCTCTTGCAAATGGGGAGATTTCCCAGGAGCAATATGATGCTCTGCAAAGAGAGATTATTGAGACAGAACAGGATTTAAAGAAATTAGAGACACAAGCGAACCAGTCTGCTACGGCAGTTCAAAAGATAGCTGCATCAGGAGAAAAGTTAAAGACTGTAGGAGATAATATTTCCTCTGCAGGTCAGAAATTACTTCCTGTTACAGCAGGCGTTACAGGACTTGGAACAGCAGCAGTTTCTACAGCAGCAAACTTTGAGTCGGCAATGTCACAGGTGCAGGCGACAATGGGAATTACGAAAGATTCCATGTCTACGGTTGATGGACAGTCAGTAAATACAATGGATACGTTGAATGAGCTGGCAAAGAAGATGGGATCTGAGACCGCTTTCTCCGCTAAGGAATGTGCAGAAGCTCTTAATTACCTGGCTCTTGCCGGATATGATACGCAACAGATGTGCGATACATTACCAACCGTACTTAACTTGGCGGCCGCCGGTGATATAGACTTGGCATCTGCTTCTGATATGGTAACCGATGCAATGTCAGCTCTTGGTATGGGTGTTGATGAAGCAGGAACAATGGTAGATCAGATGGCCAAGACTGCATCTACAACCAACACATCAGTAGCTCAGCTTGGTGAAGGAATTCTTACGATTGGTGCAACAGCAAAATCGGTAAAGGGTGGAACTGCAGAGTTAAATACAGCGCTTGGTATCTTGGCGAACAATGGTATCAAGGGAGCTGAGGGTGGTACACACCTTCGAAATATTATTCTTTCATTGCAGAATCCGACAGATAAAGCTGCAGCAGCAATGGAGTCCTTGGGAATTCAGGTGTATGATTCTCAGGGAAACATGAGATCATTGAATGATATTTTGGGTGATCTTAATACTTCAATGGATGGAATGACATCTGCTGAAAAGTCAAATATCATTGGAACCATATTTAATAAAACGGATTTGTCTTCTGTAAATGCATTGCTTGCCAATACGGGAAGTACCTGGGATGATTTACAGCAGAAGATTACGGATAGTGGTGGTGCTGCTCAACAGATGGCAGATACTCAGCTTGATAATTTACAAGGACAGATCACTATTTTAAAGTCAGCCTTAGAAGGGCTGGCTATTTCTTTTGGTGAGCTTTTGATGCCAGCAATTAAGAGTATTGTAGGTGTAATTCAAAAAGCAGTGGATTGGCTTAATTCTTTAGATGATGGAACAAAGAAAGTAATTGTCACAGTGGCTCTGGTTGCGGCGGCGCTTGGACCTGTGCTGATTGTCATTGGAAAAGTGATATCCGCAGTAGGAACGATTATGACGGTTGTTCCGAAAATTGCAGGAGTTATCAATACTGTGAAAGGTGCATTTGCTGCCCTTAACACGACCATGCTGGCAAATCCGATTGTTCTGATTATTGCAGCAATCGCTGCTTTAGTTGCCGCGTTTATTTATTTGTGGAATAACTGTGATGGATTTAGACAATTTTGGATTGATCTTTGGGAGAATGTAAAGCAGGTAGCGATTACCGTATGGAATGCGATCAAGGAGTTTTTTTCGCAGGTATGGGAGGCTATCAAGACGATTTTCTCCACAGTGTTTGAAGTGATCAAGACACTGGTGACCACATATTTCAATTTGTATAAAACCATCATTGAAACTGTCATAAATGTCATAAAAACTGTAATTACTACAGTTTGGGAGGCAATCAAAGGTGTATTTACCACAGTGTTCAATGTGATAAAAACACTGGTGACGACGTATTTCAATATTTATAAGACGATTATCCAGACTGTACTTACTGTCATTCAGACAGTGATTACTACGGTATGGAATACGATAAAAACAGTGATTACCACTGTGTTAAATGCGATAAAAACCATTTTTACCACAGTGTGGAATGCCATCAAGACGATTGTTCAGGCAGTAGTTAGTGGCATTAAGGGATTGATTACTGGGGATTTCACAGCAGTGAAGAATTCGATTACTACAATCATGAACACGATTAAGAGTACGATTTCAACCATCTGGAATACCATCAAATCGACAATATCAACAGTTCTTGGAGCAATTAAGGGTGCTGTTACTTCTGTGTTTACTGGCATCGTGAATGCTGTGAAGGGAGCAATGGGAAATGTGCTGAATGCAGTAAAGACAGGATTTTCCAATGTGAAGAGTCATATTACTGGGCTTGCTTCTCAGGCGTTTACCTGGGGCAAAGATCTGGTTATGGGTATCGTAAATGGTATTAAGAGCTGCATTGGAGCAGTTGGTGATGCAGTAAAGGGTGTTGCTGACAAGATCAAGTCATTCCTTCATTTCTCAGTTCCTGACGAGGGACCACTGACGGATTATGAATCATGGATGCCTGACTTCATGGGAGGCTTGGCAAAGGGAATCGAAAAAAGTCGTGGAATGATTCAAAAGGCTGTTAGCGGGGTTTCTTCTGATATGGTGATTAATCCCAAGATAGGAGATGCCGAGAATCATCCTCTTACCCAGGGAGCCGCACAAACAGAGAGCGTATCCGGGATAGCATCAGCAATAAAAGATGCAATAGAAAATGTAGGTGGGCAAAATGGCGATATTGTAATTCCAGTATATCTTGGTGGAACCATGTTAGATGAAGTAATAGTGTCAGCACAGCAGCGAGCAAATCTCAGAAGTGGAGGTAGGTAGAATGGCATATTTGCAGTATTTGGTATTCAATCAGAAAAAGCTGCCATTGCCGGATTCTTATGATTTGGATTTATCTGATGTAGAAGCTGACTCAGGAGGAGAGACAGAGGCGGGAACAACACAAAGAGATGTGGTGAGGACGGGAGTGGTCACCATTTCCGTCTCTTTTTCTGTCTCAAAAATATGGCTTAGGCTGCTTACGAAATATTCGAAAATGCCAAAGATTACGGTTCAGTACTTTGACACAGAAGATCTGGAGTTGAAAGAAACAGAGATGTATATATCTGGATTTAAGGCAAAGCTGAAAAAAGATACATCGTACAAGGGATTATGGACAGTATCATTTACGCTGAATGAAATGTAGGAGGTGACGTTGGTGTTTGAAGTATCAGAAAAGTTCAAGAATGCAGTAAGACAGAATACAAGAAAATATGAGTGGTCTGGTTCAATCACCACGAAAGCCGGAAAAACATATACGTTTGGTGCAAAAGATATTGTAAAAGGCTCTGGATATATTAAGTGGCAGTGCTGCAGCAACACAGAAATAGAGCTGGGGACTGTTTATGCAGCAGAGTTAGGAATAAGTCTCTTTTCTGAAATTGATAGATACACATTGGAAGATGCACTGATACGGATGTATTATTCACTGACTTTATTAGATGGGACAGTAGAAACCATACCGATGGGTATATTTGAGATTACAGAGGCCAATCGGAAGGTGCGAACTTTGGAGATAAAAGCCTACGATTATATGCTGCGTTTTGAAAAATCATTGAAGTTGGATTCTTCCAGTGGTACGCCATATCAATTTTTGAAGGTTGCATGTGAAGCGTGTAAGGTGGAAATGGCACAAACCGTAGCAGAAATCAATGCACTACCAAATGGGAAGACAACACTTGGTGTATATGCAGATAATGATATGGAGACTTTTCGTGACCTGATTTTTTATGTGGCACAGGTACTGGGGTGTTTTTGTCAGATAGATCGGTATGGAAAAATGGTGCTTAAGCAGTATGGGAATACTTCTGTATGGAATGTTCCTCAGACAGAAAGGTTTGATAGCAGCTATTCTGATTTTGTGACACGTTATACAGCAGTCTCATCGACAAATCAGATTAGCCAGATAGCAGAATACATCGCAATGGAAAAGGATGATGGTCTCACAATGAATCTTGGCGTGAATCCTTTGATGCAGTTTGGATTGAAGTCAGTGCGTGAGAAAATGTTACGGGAAATCCTGACAGCACTCCAGAAAGTAAATTATGTACCATTTGACAGTTCCACCATAGGAAATCCGGCACTTGAGGTTGGTGATATTTTGAAATTCTCCGGCGGTCATGCGGATGAAACAAAGATAAGTTGCATCACCAGTATTGAATGCAAGATCAATGGAAAGATGGCATTGAAATGCGTAGGTAAGAATCCAAGACTTGCATCTGCCAAAAGCAAGAATGATAAGAATATTACAGGACTTATGAATTCTGTGGAGAGTGGGAAGACCATTATTTACAATTTCGTAAATGTAAGTCCATTTGTGATAGGACAGTCGCTTACTAATGTGATGGATATTGATTTCACCGCTACAGAAGAAACAACAGCGGCCTTTCAATGTGAAATGCTGTTAGAGGTTGTAAAACCGGAAGTGACAAAGGAAGCAGAGGATAGTTCGGAGAGTGCAGAATTCCCGGAGCTATCCATTATATACAAAATAAATAATGAAACGATTGATACTTTCATGCCAACAAAGACGTGCTTGTATGGGAAGCACATTGTTACTTTGTTTTTCCCGATTTCAAAAGTAATAGAGAATAGTTCCAATACATTTTCTATGTACCTTAAGATATCGAAGGGTACTGTAAAAATTGGAGAGGCTCAGATCAGAGCAACCATTAGTGGACAAGGACTTGCGGCAGGATTGGGAGACTGGAATGGACGCATCAATATCAATGAGAATATTGGGTTTATCAATATTAGTGATATTCCGTTTGTGGCAGATGGTTTTAAAGATAGAGTAAATGTATCATTTCCAACATCCAGGAAACCTGGTATTACGCAGACAATTGGAAATATTACGATTGTTGACCAGAATTTTGTGGTCGATAGGTTTACCGATCGTGCTTGGATCACAGAAATTCTTCGCACGTTTGTACTTACCAGTGTGCGTGGAAATCCTAAATATAATGGATATATCACAGTTAATAATGAGGAACGATTCACTTTGAGAAAAAGGTATGTGCAGCAGTCGGAACCGATATCATTGGATCATGGATATGTAGAAGATATGCGTGTAGATATTGCATACTTTGAACAGGTAAATAGTGTTGAAATCAATGGTTATACTGTTGGATTTAGACCACAGCTCGTAATCACTGTTACGAATACATTTGTCAAAGTGCCAGATACGATAGATGTTGTGAATGGATTCTTTGAATTGAAGGCTACTACACAGGAAACTCAAAAAGCTGTAACAGGCGAAATTGATGAAGGCTTCTTAGAATGTACCGAAATCGATATAGCAGGTTTTGATGGCGTGAAAGGGGTGGAATTTACACTATGAATTACGACAATATAAATGATATTTTTGCGGCTGGGGTTACCAATATGATCTGTTTGTTGCAGGATAGCAATAATTATGATGGCGGAACACTTGCTGTCAGCGGGGCAGACTTCTTTACATTTCTAGGGAAGGCTGCTCCTTCTATTTATGCGCATGGAGATTCCTATTGGGGAATTGGAAGCGATACAACGCATCTGAAAATTGATAATCGAGATACAAGAATGAGGTCTTTGTACAGAGAAGAAGGAACCTTATATAGCTATTATAGATTTTTGAAAATACGCTGGGAGGGCTGGTCTCATTATAATGCCTCTGGTGCTGATTATCAGCTTAAGTATGATCTTGTGTTTTGGGATACAGGTGATATTTCACTTCATATGATTTCGATACCAATACAATGTTATGATGGTGCGTTTGGTTTTACCGCGGATAAGAATTATACCTTTACAAAGCCAGATGCAGATTCACCGGATATTACTTTTCAGTATTATGCGGAAAGTAAGACGTTTGAAATCAAATATACGCTGCTAGATTTATTGGTCCCATTTAAACTCCTGGTAAGAGATGGTACCGGAAAACTCTATACCGTAGAAACACAAATTATGAATGAAGAAATGGATGAGAAGGAAGATGTACTGGTAGAACTGGAAGAGACCAATCTGTCAGCACTGCTTTTTAAGAAAAAGGGATTTGCCAAAATGCCAGAATGGGATTTGATAAAACATTTAGAAGGTCCAGCAGTACTTAGCTGGAGTGACAGTAGGGCATTTCCGTTAAATGCAATCATTACTGGGACACCACCAAAGCAATATATTGAAGGAATGGCTGACTTATCGGATGGGACAGTACTTGGTATTAAGGCCTTAAATGCAGAATATACCGGAACTGTTACGGTGCAATATAGCTATGATGGCGAGAACTTTACAGAAGAACTTACTATGGAAGAATTTTTACTCATGGATTTGGATGCACTATATGCAGGTCTATTAGATGCAAAAATGATAACTTTTCGATTTTGGCTTGCCGGTGATGCAACACTTACTTCTTTTGTAATGAATTATAGAAATGGAGATGATGACAATGCTTAAGGGAACAACAAGAATTGAACTTACGGATGTAAATACGGGAGAGGTTGAGACCTATGAAAATCATAATATGGTAACCAATGCGCTACGTGATGTGCTTAAGCCGTTAGGACTTTGCAAGCGTCCGAGTAGATTCCTAAGTGAATTTACGCCTTATTGTGAAAAACTTCTGGGTGGAATTCTTTGCTTTGATACAGAAATACCGGAGAATGCTGACAATTATTACCCGCCGGCAAATGCAACCTTAATTGGATGTGCTGCATATGGTGTGCAGAATAATACAAAGAATACATTTCGTGGTGGTTTTAATCAAACAGAATCAGAGATTAATTTGAAAGATCGATATGTGAAATATGTATACGATTTTGCAACCAGTCAGGCAAACGGAACGATTGCAAGTGTATGTTTAACACATAAAAATGGCGGCTTTACATCGTATGGAAGTAAGAATATAAGCTATAACAGGGATTATCCTCTTATGCAATCTATAGCAGAAGATAGCCTGCAGTATGTTCATCCGGATAGGACCGGAGCCAGCACAAGTAGCAAGTATTCCGGAATGACAATGGGAAAGACAGAGCTTATATTTGTAATAGACCGGGAGAAGGATTGCGCATTTTACTTTAAGTTTATGGATAATAAGCATATTCATATCACAAAAAGAAGAACCTTTCTTAAGACGGTTTCTATCCTGGATAATGTGTACAATACAAAGCCCTTGATAGAAGAAATCGAAGTTCCAGAACTTAGTACAGAGTTACGAATTGGATATTGGGGCTATAATTATGATCCGGCTACAGATTGTTTATATATCTGTACTCATAAAGATTATCGAGTAGATCCCAATACGTCATATTTGGTGACAGAAATCAAGATGGACACTTGGAAGGTAAAGCAATATGAAGTTACAAATACCACAGATAAATATCTCAGATCAGATAACAACTGGCAGATGTTTGTAACAGATGGCTATTTATATGTAAAGGGATATGATTCTCCGTATGAACTTTACAAAATACAGATAACAAATCCGGCCAATGTCGTGAAATTTAAAAGAACAAATGCTTCAAGTGTAAATGGTTTACCGAAGTTTGTAATAAATGGACGAATATATTATGAAAATGGGAATGAACAGCTTTTGATAGCGAATACAGCAACAAATGAGATTATGCCTCCAGAGGCACAGTCACTGTTTAATAGTAGTTACAACGTAAATGTAACACCGGTTCGTAATGAACCACTTATTTATTTTGCGGATTATGGAACCTGGTCAACATCTGGGTGGCATATGATGTGTAATTATCTTGCAACCATTAATAACCTGGATGCACCGGTTACAAAGACCGCAGATAAGACCATGAAGATAACATATATCTTACAGGAACAATAGAATGATTTTCGGAATTAGGCAGTTATCCATTGCGGGTAGCTGCTTTTTTCATACAAAAAATTCAAAGGAGGATAAGACGATGAAGGAATTCTGGAATGCAATTCAGTTTGTATTTACAGCAGTTGGAGGTTGGCTTGGGTACTTTTTAGGAGGATGTGACGGTTTGTTATATGCATTGCTTACTTTTGTGGTGATCGACTACATAACCGGTGTTATGTGCGCGATAAACGACAAAGCACTATCAAGTGAAGTGGGCTTTCGTGGGATTTGCAGGAAGGTACTGATCTTCTTATTGGTAGGGATTGCAAACATCCTGGATGTCCATGTGATTGGTACCGGAAGTGTTCTAAGAACAGCAGTTATTTTCTTTTATATTTCCAATGAAGGCGTGAGCCTTTTAGAAAATGCTGCTCATTTAGGATTGCCGGTGCCACAGAAAATCAAAGCAGTATTAGAGCAGTTGCACGAGCGTGCAGAAGATGATGACAAGGAGGAATGATTTATGAGTCAGAAATTTGGAATTGATGTGAGTCACTGGCAGGGAGATTTCAATTTTGCCAGGGCAAAGAGTAACGAAGGTGTAGAATTTGCTATCCTAAAAGCTGGTGGCGGTGACGCAGGGCTTTATAAGGACAGCAAGTTTGAAGCTAATTATGAGAAGTGTGAAGATTGTGGCCTTCCAAAAGGCGCGTACTTCTATGGTAATGCAAAGAGTGTAGCAGAAGCAAAGAAAGAGGCAGAGTATTTTATTTCAATCCTTAGTGGAAAGAAATATGAATACCCTGTCTTTTATGATGTTGAGGGTAAGATGATCACAGACAATGACCGAGCAACTCTTACAGAGATTGTGAAAGCATTTTGTTCTACTATGGAAGCAGCAGGTTATTGGGTAGGTATTTATTCATCGGAATCATTTTTTAACAGTGAAATGAATGACGGTGAGCTTACCAGGTATAGCCATTGGGTTGCGCGATGGGGAAAGAGTAAGCCAGCTCTTTCCAGTGGTGCAGAAACACAGATGTGGCAGTTTGGCGGTGAAACTAATCTGCTTCGTAGTAATAAAATCAATGGTCAAACCTGCGATCAGGATTATTGCTATGTGGATTATCCTACTAAGATTAAAGCGGCAGGACTCAATGGCTATACAAAAAGCCAGGCATCAGAACCAGCGCCTGCAAAGAAAACTGCAGTAGAGATTGCAGATGAGGTCATTGCAGGTAAGTGGGGAAATGGTGAGGAGAGAAAGCAGCGTCTCACAGAAGCCGGATACAATTATGCTGAGATCCAGGATATTGTGAATGGCAAATGTGGAGTGACACCAAAGAAGTCTGTCGACGAACTTGCAAGAGAGGTCATTGCAGGCAAGTGGGAAAACGGATCTGAGCGTAAGAGTAGACTCTTAGCAGAGGGGTATGATTACGGTGCGGTTCAGAAGCGAGTAAACGAAATGTTATCATAAGTTTGGGCCTGGGAGGAGTAATCCTTCCGGGTTCTTTTTTTGTATTTTACCAGTTCGGTCATACCGATAATTATACCCTTGAAACCGCTAAATTGCTTGACTTATAGCGGAACAAGAGCGTTAATAGGACTACCAAAAAGGAAGGAGAATTCGCATGAAACTTAGGAAAATAGAACCTTTAAAACCTAAGCAAAAAAAGCTAAGAGTATGTGCTTATGCAAGGGTATCAACGGACAGCTTAAAGCAAGGCGAGTCCTTTGAAAACCAGGTAAGCACCTATGAGCGCGTGATTAAAAGCAATCCGGAATATGAATTCGTTTCTGTTTATGCGGACCAGGGAATGACCGGTAGAAGCGAGAACAGACCAGAGTTTCAAAGAATGATTGCAGATTGCAAGGCTGGAAAGATAGACCTTATTATTACAAAATCGATTTCCAGATTTGCCAGAAATACCACCACAGTTCTTAAGTACACAAGAGAGCTGAAAGAAATCGGTGTCGGCGTGCTTTTTGAGGAAAACAATATTAACACAATTTCCTCGGAAGGTGAGCTGATGATGACGGTGCTTGCTTCCTTCGCACAGGAGGAAAGCCGCAGCATAAGTGAGAATAATAAATGGACTTTGAAAAAGAAGTTCGAACGTGGAGAGGGAATGGTAAATACAGCCCGCTTCATGGGATACGACAAGGATGAGACAGGGGACCTGGTAATCAATAAAGAAGAAGCCAAGGTTGTAAGACAAATATTTAAGATGTACCTTTCAGGCATTGGGTGTCATAGAATTGCTAAGGCATTAAATGAGGAAGGGGTACCGACGATAGCAGAAAGTTCTTGGCACGCAAGTACCATTAAGGGAATGCTTACCAATGAAAAATACAAAGGGGATTTCCATATCCAGAAAACTTACATTCCGGAAGGAACACACCAATCCGTAAAGAATAATGGACAGGTGCAAAGTTACTATGTAACAGAAGATCACCCGGCCATTATTAGCGCAGAAGAATGGCAGCAGGTTCAGGAGCTTATGGAATATCACAGAAAGCAGAGAAACATTGGAAAAGGTGAAAAATACCAGAAACGATATCCAATGAGTGGAATGTTGGTGTGTCCATATTGCGGAAAGAGCTTGCGAAGAAGATATGTTTACAATCGAAAAGTCGAGTGGTTATGCGCCACTTATATTCATAAAGGGAAAGAGGCCTGTAAGGGTATCCGGATAAGGGATACAGAACTTACAGGTCTTTCTTTTTCGGAACCAATGGTAGTAGAGGAGGTAATGATAGATGGCGAGAAGCATTACGGTTATACCAGCAAAAGAGCCTACGATGCTGGTGAACGGGCAGCAGATAGAATTGAAAAAGAAAGTAGCAGCGTACTGCCGCGTGTCAACGGACCAAGAAGAACAGTTATCAAGTTATGAGAACCAGGTGAGATACTATACGGAAATCATAACAAGAAATCCTGATTATGAGTTGGCAGATATTTATGCGGATGAAGGTATCTCCGGTACCAACACCAAAAAGCGTGATGATTTTAATAGGATGATTGAGGATTGCAGGGGTGGGAAGATAGACCTCATTATTACAAAGTCGATTTCCAGATTTGCAAGAAATACACTGGATTGCCTGAATTATGTAAGAGAGCTAAAGGAACTGGGCGTGGGGATTCGATTCGAAAAAGAAAATATCGACACCTTGGATGCTAAAGGAGAGGTTTTGCTAACAATATTATCTTCTTTAGCACAAGATGAAAGTCGAAGTATTTCTGAAAATAGTACTTGGGGAATACGAAGGCGCTTTGAAAAGGGTGAACACAAGATGAGCACCAAACGTTTTTTAGGATATGATTGTGATGAGAATGGAAAGCTCATTGTAAACAAGACTCAGGCAAAGATCGTGGTAAGACTTTATGATGAATATTTATCCGGAAAAACAGTTGACTATATCGCCAGAATTTTCAAAAAAGAGAGGGTAAAAAGTTGGGATGGAAAATGCAACTGGCAGGCAAGCACTCTGGACTCCATGCTTCGAAATGAGAAGTATATGGGTGATGCTATTTTGCAGAAAAGCTATACTGCAGATTTTCTATCTAAGAAGCGTGTAATGAATGATGGTACAATTCCAAAGTATTATATTGAAGGAGATCACGAGCCGATCATAGATGTAAATACCTGGAACGCGGTGCAGCAGGAATTGGCACGTAGAAAGAAATACTGTGAAGATCATTTTACGAATAATTACGCGGTGATGCCTGACAAAAATCCATTTTCAGGGAAGGTGGTATGTGGAAAGTGTAATAACCTTTATTCCAGGGTATCGTATACAACAAGAGCTGGAACTAAGATGAAAAAGTGGCGCTGTGGCTCTACCAATAAGAATTCTGGACATCGAGTTTGCACTTGTCCATATATTATGGAGAGTGCTTTGGAAAAAATATGTGTAATGACCTGGAATGCCATTGTGGAGTCAATCGGAGATTATGAAACACTATGGAACATTAATATTGAGTCAGGGAATGAGCTGTTAGCATATAAAACAAGACTTATGAAGATGCGAGCCCAGGAGGGCAGTATCAAGGAATGTAAGCCAGATTTACTGCAGGAGGTAGTTGACCACATTACTGTATTCGAGAATGGGGACATCAGAATTTTGTACTACGATGGCACAGAATTTGAAGTAGCAACACATTGAGCAAAATGACTTGACAATAGAATGTACAAGAGTTTTACTAGCACCAACCTAACAAGGAGGTGCTAGTATTGCTTACAGAATTTGAGAAAGAAAAAATCGAATTGATGCGTGAATTTGGCCTGAGATATGATGAGATTGCCAAACGGTTAGGAGTTACTAAAAATCAGGTGCGCTATTATTGTAAGAAGATAGGCTGTCTGCTTAGGGTAGATGAGATGCCAAACAAAAGGTGTGCATATTGCAGGAAAAAGATAACAGCTGATAGGTATGTTCCAAATAAGAAATTCTGTAATCGATCTTGTAGGAAAAAATATGTAATTCAAAGCAGAGGCTACTCGTATGAATGGGTGTGGTGTAAATGCCAGTATTGTGGTAAAGATTTTCAGGGGTGGGATTATAGAAAATTTTGTAGCAGAGTTTGTGCACAACTTTCCAGGGAAAAACCAAAGAAAGAAAAATCGAAGCGATCAACTTTAATTAAACCAGAATCAGAGTGGAAAATTAAGAGTGCGAGAAAAGATGTATAG